ACTTTTATCGATATCAGCAAAAGATAAATTGTAACTAAAGTGTGACTTAACGCCATAACCTGCCAGAACCTTCGTCTGTACGGCATGGTCCGTTGTATCACCAATTGCAAATACTTTCTTAACGTACTCATCGTCACCTTTAATGCTGCCTGGCTTGAGGAAAGCAAGACACATAGCGCACGATGAAGAGTTGCAAGTTCTATGTGCATCTCTGTAGTTATCTACTTGATTGAAATATGGAACTGCAAGAACTGCTGGTGTAGGGGGCTTAGTTCTGAAAATTCCAATCCAATCTGTTTCTGCATCATCTAAAAACTGAGCAGGTAGATTATCCTCCAACCACTGAACCGCTGCTACATGGTTCTCATTACTATCATCATAAAACTTAAAAAAGTTATGAAGATCTAGGGTCATGGATTATCTCTATAAACACTGAAGGTATTTATAAAAAAAGCGCCCCTTCGGACGCTTTGATTATTTTCAAGCAGTAACAGTTTCTCGTACTGTAGATTTTACGTAATCAAGAACCACTTCTGGAGTAGTCGCCTCGTAAGGGTCGGTTTCTGCATTATCCCGCTGCCCATCCTCAACGAATAGTTTTTCGATGATTCCGTTATCCACGACCGCAGCATAACGCCAAGACCGATCACCGAAACCAAGGTTGGACTTAGTGACAAGCATTCCCATAGAGCGTGTGAAATATGCATTGCCATCTGGAATGAGTTTTACATTTTTGATGTTCTGGTCCTGTGCCCAGGCATTCATTACAAACCCATCATTAACAGAGATGCAGTAAATATCGTCGATGCCAAGACTACGAAAGTCGTCATATTTCTCTTCGAATCCAGGTAACTGATAGGCACTGCAAGTAGGAGTGAAAGCACCAGGCAGGCTAAAAATGACCACGCGCTTCCCATTGAATAGTTCTGCGGATGTACGATTTACAAACTCACCATTCTCACGAAATACAAACTCCACTTGGGGAACTTGATATTGTTCTTTACGCATTTTAACCTCCATCACCAAATACCAGGAATGATTTGTCCAGTGAGGGCATAAGAACCCATTGCGGCAACAATACCAATCATTGCTGCCCAACCATTAATACGTTCTGCGCGTTCGTTCATTGTTTTTCTCCTTGATAAAAATGTTTTTGTTTGAGTTCAGGATTTGGTTGTGAAGGAACAACTGGGTTCCTTGACTTGTTTTTAATTACGATGAAAGCATCGTTTTGATAGGTAATTGTTCCAAAAGGTTTTGCCCATTTTGGATTTGCATTTGGACTGGTAGCAGTTCCTGTTACTGCTACACCACCAATTTCAACTGAGATGTCATCATCTTTATCCCACCCAAGTGTTTCAAGAGCAATTGCAAATTGCCCTAGCATACCAGCAGTACTCACAGGTTTTCTTCCTGCTCAGTCAGGATCACACAATCACTTGTGGGATAAGCAACGCAAGTGAGAACCCAACCTTCTGCTTGTTGATCATCATCAAGGAACGATTGTTCTTCGTTATCAATGGTGCCAGAGATGAGTTTTCCTGCACAAGCGGAACAAGCACCTGCCTTACACGATGAAGGGAGGTCAATACCTGCCTCTTCTGCTGCTTCAAGGATATACTGGTCATCAGCACATTCGATAGTAGTTTCGGTGCCATCGGGAGATTGAAGAGTGACATTAAAAACGGTCATTAGTAAGTCTCGCAAATTTTTTCAACGGATGCTGCCAACAGAACGAAGAAGGCAACTGATGTTATTGTAAAGATAGTTGAAGTCATTGTCAAGTCTCAAACTACTCCGAAAAAGAGGTGCCCAGTGAGAGCGTAAGAAATAGCGCCAGCAACAATACCGACCATAGCCCAACGTCCATTCATTTTCTCCGCTTTCTCTGCATAAGGTTCAATGCCATAACGCTCAAGGTCTTCCTTGGTCATATACATTGATGGTTCTTTAGCAAACATATTCATTTGCCCGAACTCGTTTTTTGTTACAGTCATTTTTCGTTTTATTACGAATTGTTACACAATTATATAGGAAAAATAAAGGGGTGTCAAGTCCTTTTGTCAGGAAGTCAAAAAAAAGACCACCCCAGAAAAGAGTGGTCTAACTCAAATTATGAGTGGATTATCAGAACTTAAACGTGGTTTGAATCACACCACCCCAGTTGGAAGAGTTACCAGCAAGACGTTGGTTATCACTACCGTAGATAATAGCAGGAGTGACACTGATGTTATCAGATACTTGATACTTGTAGAAGATCTCAAGCATCGTTGCCTTCTCAAGGTTCTCACCAGTAGGTGCCTGACCGATAGCAACACCAGCGGAATTACCACCAACAAACACATCTTCCCACTGAAGACCAGCGAACCAGGACTGACTGTTGGTAGCAGCACTTTCAGTACCACTTACAGTGTTCCAACCATAACCAGCAGAGACAGAAGGGATAATACCTGCTTTCTCAGGCTGCCAGTAAGCATTCAGTGCATAACCATTAGAGGTTTGACCAGGAACCAGAGCACCAGAAGCACCATTCAAACCGTTGTAGGTGCGAACGCGAGTGCCTTCTGTACCATAACGATAACCGAATGCAGCACCCCAGTTAGTACCACGATAACCGATTTGTGCGAGAGTATTCAGAGCACCAGTCTCATCAAACTCACCACGAGTGCTATCTTGACCTGCTTGTGCAACATAGTTGATACCAGCAATAAGACCTTTTGTGCCGTACTGAGCACCGAAACCAGCACCAACTGCCTTGTTATAGACGCCAGGAGTACCAGCAACGGAGAAGAAGTCAAGAATACCAGACTTGTATGCAGTAGGCAGCCAAGAGATTTCGGTATTACGAACCAGAGCACCAGCAGTCAGAGTCGTACTGTTATTGAAAGCAGGGAACGAATAGTAGAGACGGTCAATCACTACATTGTTGCCAACTTCACTAATAGTGCTGTCTGCCTTATCTAGTTTAAACAAAGAAGAACTAGAACCGAAAGGATCACCACTGAAGTTGGATGAACGCAGACGAGTGCGAAGCAGATCCTTACCAGTGAATGAAGTATCCAGGTTCAGACGGAGATCATAGTTAAAAGCGGTGTGAGTTACATCACCACCTTTGGTCTGATAATCATCAACACCACCAAGAACAAAGTTTGCTTCACCACGCAGTTTGGTAGTAGTAGAGAACTGTTGTGCTTCAAGAGTGGTAACTTGTGCTTCCAGACCTGCAACCTTACCTTGAATTACGGTAAGTTCATTGCGGAACTCATTAGCAAGACGCTTAAGTTCATCTGTATTTTCAGTAACACGGTCAAGGCAAGCATTCAGAAGTGCTGCTGCCTCGTAGCGAGTCATTGCACTACCACCACCAAAGGTGCCGTTAGGATAACCAGCAACGCAACCATAACGCTCTACGAGGTTGCTGAGTGCCTGGTATGCCCAATCGGTAGGTTGCACATCAGAAAGTTGAGTAACGCTTGTGACCTGCTCAGAGGTTGCATATTGGTTGACTGCAGTCATATTAAGATCTGTGGCATTAGCAGCAACAGGAGCAACCATTCCCAGAGCAACAGGTGCAAGCATCAGTTGTTTGAGTTTCATAAGTTTTTATTTTCTTCTATAGAATATGAAAAAAACCTTAAGTTGTTTTAAGGTTCCTGCATCTTAACACTTTTTTTGGGATCATGTCAAGGGTTTTGCTGCTGAACAGCAGAATTTTCTGTTATTCGTCCCAAATAAGGATCATAATTCATATAATCTCTAATATCAATCTCTGGTCCATTCTGACTCCAAAAATTTAGTAATGCGTCATGATTGCCTTTATGAAATGCATCAATATGTTCTGGATGAATAGACGACCCAAGTTCAATTCTATAAAGAAAAAGAGGAATCGAATAAGTATTCCCAGAATTGTAAATCAAGTCGTCAGCAACTGGTCTTGGTTTTACGCCATTATCAAGTTTATACTTGTCTCCCCGAACATGAAACCTCAAGAGTTTTTCTGCATGATGACGAGTAATTAGGTAGCAAGCAGTTGAAAAATCATTCACAAATCTTTTATGAAGTTTTACATGAATATCACCAGTACAGATAATTGCAATTTGAACAATATCCCAGTCATAAGGGATATGTGCATAAAAATCTGACCAAGTAAAGTTCCAATACTTTACAAGATCAAGATTGCAATCATCTTCCATAATAATTGCATATGGACTATCTGATGTTTCATACCAATGTTTGATGGCTTTTAGATGAGATGTAATACATCCAATCTCACCAGAAGACATCATTTCGGGATAACGTCCGGTAAGAATATCACTCAAGTCATCTTCACGACCATCATATGCAGAGATGCGAGTATAATTTTCTATCTCCCAATACTTAAATTGGTCCTCCATATATTGACGCCTTTCGGGTTGGCCATCAAGATTTAAGTAATAAATGGGCCCAATGTTTTTAAGTTTATATGTTGATTTATTCTTATCCATTAGTTTTTTCTATGACATTTTTTACAGAAGGAATGTAGTAGGTTTCTAATTGTGTTTTCCAACTAAACTGCCTTGCATATTCTACTATTTCTTTTCTTTTTTTCAAAGATACAATTCTGTTCTCTTCTATTTTATTTGAAATATAATCAAGATCAGTAATCTTACTCTCAGGAATCACTGTGATGAAATCTTTTGTTAGATCTAGATTAGCAGTAGCCCATTCAGAAATTACCAATCCTAATCCAGCCGCAAGTGCCTCCATACAAACAAGTGGATGTGCTTCACCATCAGATAGTAAAATTAGATTAGCATAATCAGTTAAATTTTCATATAAATCCTCTTTTGACCATTCACCAAGATAGTTTTTATTAATCTCAAATCTTTCATCTACAATATTTCCTGCGTAATAAATTGAGGGAATACTCTGAAAAAGAGTTTGTCTTTTTCTATAATCTACTTTTGCAAGATAAATGCTTCTATCCGAATATTTTAGATCATCAGTAACTCTAAATTTTTCATTAGAAACTCCATTAGGAACAACATATAAATTGTTCTCAGGAATTCTCATTTGATTTTTATAAATGTTTTTAATCCCATCGGATAAAGCAAAAACATTTGGTTTAATATTTGCAAACCCATTTGCTTTGTATGAGTATGCCCCATACATTTCGGGTCTTTCTAAGTACCCATAATGAGTTGTAATTGCTTTTGGAAATTGAATGTATGGATAAAGAAAGACATAATCATCATAATGAACATGTACAAAGTCAGGATTTAATTGATTAATCGTACCAATGATTTCTTGTGGGTTTGTGGTATTAATGATATGCACTTGATGCCCCAACTCTTTTAAAGCATTTGCAGTATCCCAAATTACAATCTCAACCGCACCCCAACCAACTGGAGGTATTTGAGAAAAACCTGGACCAATAATACAGATGTTCATTGAATTGACTCCATCTTTTCAATTCTGCACGTAGAGTTTTACTAATTTTTCCCAAGAAAAATTCTCCATCGCATAGTCACGAATTTCATCACGCATAGTTAAAGATACTTCACGATTTTCTTCTATTTTATTTTTTACATATTCAATATCTTCCAACTTATCATCTTCTATCAAAGTAATAAAAGGTAGAGAAGTATCAACATCATGAGCAGCATACTTAGAGATCACCACTCCAAGACCATTAATTAATGCTTCTTTAACTACTAAAGGAGTTCCATTTTCTCCATCAGAAAGAAGAACAAGGTTTCCGTAGTCCGTCAGATGTTGTTTTTTATATTCATCCGACCATTCACCAAGATAATTAATTGACGGATCAAAGGGAGTAGAATTACTATTCTTTCCCACGAAATCAATACATTTAATAGATTGATATAACCACTGTTTCTTGCGATGATAAATCTGCCCAAGATACAAAGATCTATCTGCCTTTACAGGATCCTTGCAATAAGTAAATGTTTCATGATTAGCACCATTCTCAGAAAGTAAAAGTTTGCTTTCGTCAGCACCTGCATTTTTAAACGTTTGATAATCTTTTTTAGAGATGCAAAAGATATAATATTTTTTATTTTTGATGATAAAATCAAATGTCTTATCATATCCATCTCTACGATGCATATAAGGTTGGTCGATATATGGATAATGACTACTTATAGCAATCTTAGGAATATCAGGAATTAGATCCAACAACTCATGAAAAACATCATAATGAAGATGAGCAAAATCATACTTATCTTCTTTCAAATAATTCAATATTTCATTCCAATTTGGAGTATTGATAATGGTTCCAGTGTGTCCTAATTTCTCCAATTGAAGAGCATAATCCCAAATTAAACTTTCAACCGCTCCCCACCCATCAGGGGGAATAGGCATAATACCAGGTCCGATAAGTGCAATGTTCATATTAGTAAAGTTCTTTATATGCATGAATAAGTGTGTATTCGGAATTCCTAAAATCTGGGGTTTTCCAAGTCTCAGTCAAATTAGTATTAATTGAATAATCTTTACCACAAATAAAATAGGCAATTTGCATATAAAGATCCAACCATCCAAATCTATGGTCCATTGTATTTAAAATTAGATCAAATTCTTCATCAATAAAATCATATATTTTATGATAGTTATCTAGAAATGTATCAATATTATAGATGCTTCCACCGCCTGCTCCATACCAATCAACATTTGGATTAGCTCCATACTTATCAACAATATATGAAAGAAGACCTGGAGAAATTTTATTGCCAGGAACATCAAATCCAGCACACTCCCAAGATGGATCTATTTTCACTTTTCCTTGAGTGAGAACATCATCCTCCATCATAATCATATGTGTTCCCCCATTTTCTCTGACATGCTTTGCTGCTTCTCGAAAATGATGAATCCAATGAAGACTTTCATCCTTAGTAAAACCATAAACACCAGAAGGATCTCCCCAGTTCCTCCTACCAATTCTCATGTACGAATGAACGTATTTGCAATTATATTTTTTTGCTAAATCGGAATAATCTACTCCACCATCGCAGATTAAAGTATATGGTGCATCTGGATGAAATTTTCTAAATTCTTGCAAAATAAATTCCGTTGCTTTTTTGTTTTCATAAACAGTATGAAAGCATCCAAAAGTCATGTCAGTTACCTTCCTTTCTATAATAGGGTTCAATGTCGTCTCTGTATAACCAAAACCAATGTGGTTCTCCAGGTGGTGTTGGTTGTATATCTGGTTTCATACCTTTAAAATCGTAACTAAATGGAGCATTATAAAAACTAAAAGACTTTGGATTATTCAGTCCGATCCATTTTTCAAAATTCATTCTTTGAATTGGACCAAAATCTCTACTGTCATTAGGAAATCTGTCTCGGGTTGGGTGAATTAATGTCTTTACATAATCAGACCTAGCCCACCAAAAATTTCCACTCATATGTGGCCATGGATCTAAACAATAGTTTACACCAGAAACTTGATATTCGTCAAGTTTATCAACTGCTTCTTTCCACCTATCAAGAATTCCCCACTCCATCTGATGTCTCCAACTATTAACAGCTCTAAATTTACGATCAGAATAGTGGTCTCTTACGCCACACATGTGACTAATTCCCTTTGTATGCAAATACGCAACTGCTTTTAAGTCAGGATTAAAATGAGTTTCTTCATACAATTTTTTAAGAGTAAATCCTTCATATTCACTCTCATCTATTGAGACATCCAGAACAGTTAACCAATTATAAATTGAAACATACTCTGCAATTCTATTTGCCTGAGGTCCATTGATCGCACAGTAAATAGATGCTTCTTCTGGAAGACCATTACGATAAATTCTTTTGAGTTGTTCATCGACCATTAATTTCCAAAGGTCTGAACCATCTGGACTCCAGATGTGATAATAAACTGATAATTTTTTAGACATAATTACTGATTATGATATTGTTGATTATTTTTAGAAATATGCGTGATCTTTTCTTCAAAATCACAATACTCTTTATAGTCTTCTGGATATGCAAAAGAAGGAGAAAGAGTATTAACTTTATCTTTATTTGTAATGAAGAATTTATTAAAATAAGATTCCTCATACCAAACAGGAACACTATTGTTTTTTATGTCTTCCTTAGTCCATTTATCCAACAATTCCATCATATTAATAATTTCAGGAACTTTTCCTCCCCATAAACATCCCTGATAATAAACAGAAGTATCCATATCCTCAGTGATACATGCATTAGATAAAGGATTTACATCAAAAGAACCAGGGAATTTGTCATGAGGTTTGAGTTTTAAGTAAGCACATGGGTGATGTACTCCAATATAATCCTTTGATTCATCTAAAAATTCTTCTACAGTAATTGTTTTTTTAACTATCATATCAGCATCAATTGAGATGAACCAATCACATTCACTAATAATGTCCTTTGCTCTCAGAATTGTTTCAAAAGTTTTATGAAAAACTTCTGGCCATCCAAAATGTTCTGTTTCTACTTTAACTATATTTTCAGGAAAATCGCCTTCACCATCAGTGAAAACGATAATTTTTTTTTCTATTTCTGGAAAAAGATTATTTTCAATCGACTCATACCAGTTTGGTAAAAAATTTAAATAACTCCCAGTACCAAAAAATGAAATAGCAACTTTCATAAAGATTTCAAAGATTTTACTTGTTTAATTATACCACTATCAATCGAATACTTGCACTCCCAATTAAAATATTTTTGTGCCTTTGTAGTGTCTATGTTTATGTATAATGGTTTTGAATTTTGATTTTTGTATATGATTTTGGGAGAAACATAATTTTGAATTTTTTTAATTAATCCACCAATTGAAATTGAATTAGAACCGCCAACTAAAAACAAATTATACCCACTTATCTCTGCATGTATTGCCTTCAATAACAAACTAATCAAATCATCCATATGAATAAAATTAACAGTCTCTTCAACACTCGTTGTTATTGTTATAACATCACTCGTAATGAGTTTATCTATGATTCCATTAACTCTAGATTTACTTGGTTTGCCACCATAAACATTAGTAACTCTAAAAATTATACTGGTAAAATTATTAGTTTTATGAAGTAGTTTAATATAACTTTCTAAAAGTAATTTATGAGTTCCGTAGATTGACTTTGGATTAGGAATAGAATTTTCATCAGTTATGACATTGTATTCAGAACTATGTAAGTCACCAGACGTAGAAAGAAAAATAATTTTTCCGTTAGGATTTGTTTTTAAATATCTTTGAAATAATTTGAGTGGTATTAATACATCACTTTGCAATGACTTTTCTAAATCTTCTAAACCGTTTCTTGGAGTTATTGATGATGATAAATGTATCAAAATTGAATTTGGTAAAAAATTTATTTCTGGATCTTCATCACGATAAGAAATTGGAATATAATTATTAATATTTTTAGATAGTTCTTTACCTATTAGTCCATTTGATCCAGAAATATAAATCATCAAATAATCTCCCAACCATCACAATACAAGTCTTTTGTATTATGTTGAGCATAGGCAGGTCCAAACCACATTTTGGGAGCAATTACTTTTTTGTTTGGATTTTTTTGTAACCAAGCACCCCACCAGCTCATACTACTATTAGCAATAATAGCATGATCACACAAAGACATTAAACACAAATCAGTGAAAGGAACCAGAGCACCGTCAGAATACTTATCTTCGGGTTCAGACATCATGAATCTATCTGGTTTAAAAATATCTTGTTCTTTGCACCACTCAATCGAATCGGAGAATACAAGAATAGGCATATCTTCAGGAAGGAGTTTAATTGCTTCTTCATAGTATTGTATTGGTTGAACAGGATGCTGATCAGAACAATTAACATATGCCCACTTAAATCCTCTACGATCTACAAGATTTGGATCTCCTCGTCGAACATGCAAAAAAGCAATCTCTTGATCACCAAACTGCTTTCTAAATTCTAAACAAGGTTCTAGCCACTCTTTCCTAAAAGTAAAATCTTTTCTGATTTGTTCTTCTACTTCCTTGAAGTATTTCTCTGATTGAAAATACCCAACAAGAGTTACATTATCTGGACAGTTGTTATGAAAATCTTCACTGTAGTGAAAATGAGGTTCTCCAACAGACGGAAAATTTGCTAGAGAAAAATTTGATTTAATATCAAATGCTTCTCCTAGACCATAGTTATCTATGCCACCCGATTCAAAGGGAGGTATGCAAAAGTCAAATTTTCTCCTAGAAGCAATTCCTTTGAGTGCCGCATACTGGAACATTTGATTTCCAAGTCTTCCATTATTTCCCAATTGATTACATGCTAGCATACTTTTTCTCCATGTCTTTAAATATTTTTTCAATACCATGTTCAACCGAAGTTTTTGGCATCCACCATTTTGTAATAAAAGTATCCGCTTGATTCTTCTTATTAAGTTGAACCGAATCTTTGTCCAAAGATGGTTTTACAACAACATCATATTTACCAATCAAATTAAATTGCCCAACGATTATGCTAGCAATATCTTTGATTTTTGTATATCTAAAACTTGTGATGTGAAGATTGTCTTCATGAGTGAATTCTGTATAATTCTCCATTATTGTTTCAAGTGCTTCACAACAATCTTCGGCATATAGAAAATCTCTTTCTTCTTCACCATCCGTGAGCATATCAATAACACCAGTCTCAAATCCCTTTCGGATAAAATCTGTGATTACATGAGATTTTTCATAATCATTTTCAATACCATAAACATTCCAGAACTTAACTATCAAACCATTAAGTGATTTTGTATAGAGTTCTCCAACATTCTTAAGAACTCCGTAAGGAGAGTAACTCATGTTACTCATTTGAGATGATGCAAATACAAATTTCTTATTATACTTTTGAAGAAGACCAAAAGTATTTGCCATCAACCTTGTATTATTATCAATGAATTGGAAAGTATGTTGATACTTTTTAAGATATCTAGATCCACCAACATCAAACGCAAGAAAAAATACAAAATCAGAATCTGCAATTTTTTCTTCAAGGAGAGGATTGGGAATGATAGATAAGTCCTCAGACAAATCATTTACAACATCAAATTCATAAACACACTTACCTTTATTTTTAAAATATTCAGTTAAGTATGCTCCTATTTGTCCGCTAGATCCCAGAATTAAAATTTTATTCATCATACAATCTCAATATATGGTAAAGGAAAAATAAATTTACCTCCAGAATTTCTATACTCTTTTTCTCTTTGGAGAATTCCATTTCTAAAATGCCAAGGTAAAACAATCATATAATCTGGATTAATTGCTTTAACTTCAGACTCTGGGATAATCGGAATATTTGTTCCAGGAGTTACACATCCATATTTGTCTGGATTTACTTCTCCAATAGCAATAATATCATCTGGAGTTAGTCCACACCACTGAAGCATAACATTCCCCTTTGTAGATGCTCCATATCCATAAATTGTTTTGCCCTCAGATCTAATTTTTCTAATTAAATTGACTAAAGATTCTCTATGAGAATTTACTCTTTCTGCAAAGTCAAAGTATGGTTTAGGAGTGTCCAGTCCCATTTTATATTCTTCATCGATTAACCAATCAATTACAGACGAATTAACCTTGATTTGATTATTTGTATCTTTACATGCTGTTACGGCAAAACTACCACCGTTTATATCATTCAAAGAAACATCAACAATCTTCATTCCAGCAAGAGAAAGAATCTTATTAACAGAAAGCATTGAATAATATTCAATATGTTCATGACAAGCAGTATCGTATGAAGTTGCTCTCAAAGTTGATGGCAAATAAGCTTGTTCAAAATGCCATAGACCATCATCAGACAAAATTTCACAAATATCTTTTACAAAAGATACAGGATCATCCAAATCATAAAAACAAGAAATTGAAGTTACTAATTTACACTTCTTAGAAGATTCTACAGAATAATAAGATTCTTTAGAGAAAAAATCTGCAACTGCAGTAATTTCTTCTGGATAATAATCTGAAAACTTTTTAATGGTTGGATCAATGCCAATTCTATTTGTATAAGATGGTAGTGCTTTTAAAAAGGTGCAATCATTTGAACCAATATCCACTACAACATCACCATTTTTCAAGTCTGCTAGTTCAGTCAAATAATTTGCTTTTTGATTCAAATGCTGAACCATTGAATTATTCAAACTGGAAAGATATCCGTAGTTATCCCCATACATTTCTGTGGGTTCATAAGTATGTTTTAATTGGACCAAATAACTAGATGGACTCCAAACTAATTCAATTGGTCCAATTCCTACAGATTCCTCAGGGCGAGGAAAAACTCCAGTTAAACTTTGCTCACCAAGATTAAGAAATGAAACAAGATCTTTTTGTTTCGTAACTCTACAAACTTCGATTTCTTTATAAGACGACATTATTAAAACTCCTCAATAATACTTAAAAGTCCCTTACAGCGGTTAATATATGTATGGTTGTTTTTAACAACCTCCATCAAATGAACGATTAGATCAATATTATATTGATTTTCCATTCCAAGATCATAAATTTCTTGTGCATTTTCTGATGTCAATAACTGTTCATCAATGAAATTCTTTGCATAATGACAGTCTGAAACTACAAGACAACCATAACTGATTGCTTTCATAATCCTATCAGAAGTATATAGATTTGCCTTTTGCTCAGCTGGTCTAAAATCTGGAACAAATATAGATTTTTGCATCAGTTCTATATTTTCTTCCTCAGTAGCAGGATTAATCCAAGGATCTCTATGATTAAATTGTATATTGTTATCTTTAATTATCTGAATGAAATTTTGATGAAGTGGTTCAAAATTAGGACGTGGGGAATGAATTGTTCCAATAAAATTATACTCATTGTTCCTTTTTTTATTTGCCCATTCAAAATCAATTTCATGAGGAAGTAGATTTGTTGCATAATTAAAATGAATCACATTATACTCTTCCGAAGATTGAGTATCAAATACTACGCCCTTTTCAATTTGAACATACCTTTCATTATCAACACCAGGATGCTTATATTCAGCGACTCTATAATTAACTAATCCTTTAACTTTTCCCAAATACTTATTCACATTTGTAAAAGTATCATATGAAAAATAAATTCCAGATCCTAAAATAGGGACATTATTTTCAGTTCTTCCTTGATTATCTACGAAAAATACTGAATTCTCATAGTCAAATTCAGTTGTAGATGGATAATTTCCATCATGAAACCAGAAAACATCACATCCAAGATGTTCAAATCCTTTTTTTAATCCATAATAAATGTAAGAATGGGTATGTGTTAGGTGTGGATATCCCCACAAAATAATTTTTTGTTTCATTTGGTCAGTTTTAAATCAGATTTACACATCTCTTCAACAAGATTTTCAAAAGAATACTCAGGTTTCCACTTAAGAATATTTTTAGCTTTGGTACAATCACCTACCAATGACTCTACTTCGGCAGGTCTATAATAATCGGGATTGATTTGTACCAAGATTTTATTTGTGTTTTTATCTATGGCAACTTCATCTATACCTTCACCATACCATTCTATATCAAATCCAATGTATTTGCAAGAAATATTTACAAAGTCTCTAACAGAATGTTGTTGCTCCATTGAAACAACATAATCATCCGGAGAATCATGCTGCAACATCATCCACATAGATCTAACATAATCTTTTGCATGTCCCCAGTCTCTTTTTGCATCTAGATTTCCAAGCTCAAGAGGACCCTTTCTCTTACCATTTTTTATTTCAGAAAGAGTTTTTGTAATCTTTCTTGTGACAAACAACTCTCCCCTTCTAGGAGATTCGTGGTTAAATAAAATTCCATTACACCCAAACAAATTATATGATTCTCTATAGTTTTTAGTAATCCAAAAACCATACAATTTAGATACTCCATAAGGAGATCTAGGATAAAAAGGAGTGGTCTCTTTTTGAGGTACTTCTTGAACTTTGCCAAACAATTCTGAAGTAGAAGCCTGATAGAATTTTGTTTTATCAATAAGACCCAGAACTCTAATTGCTTCAAGAAGTCTAACAACTCCAACTGCATCTACATCAGTAGTATATAAAGAATTAGAGAAAGAAACTTTTACGTGACTTTGTGCTGCAAGATTATAAACTTCATCAGGTTGAGTTTCCTGAATGATAGATGTTACATTTGAAAAATCACTCAGATCACCATAATCCAATTTTATATTAGGATTAGTTAATAACTCTTTAATTCTATCAGTACAATCTGATGTAGAATTCCTTCTAATAATTCCATGTACTTTATATCCTTTTTCCAAAAGAAGTTCAGCAAGATATGAACCATCTTGTCCTGTTATTCCTGTAATTAATGCTGTTTTCATATCTTTATTAGTAATGAACTTCAAAATTTACTTTTTCAATTTTTATGTTGTTATTTTGAATATGATGTTTGAGTAAAAGTTCATTACACCAATATCCATCAATATGATTCGATTGCTTGACTAAGTTTTCTATATTAGAATATACATCACTGTAAATATTCATTGTTTTAGTTCTCCCCATTGCAAACCAATCTGCAATCATATTGTCTGGTTGTTGTAAATCATGATAAATTAAAACATCATCTTCAAATTCATCCGTGAACATTTCATCAAATTTTAATTCAATATGAGGAGCAAAGTCAATCCTGTTCCTAATGACCAAATCATATTGAATACCATTCTCTTTAGAATATTCGTTTTTGATCATGTTTGACATCATTATACTATAAAACATACTGTTTGCAGTATTGCAAATATAGTCCTTCGCAGACTCCAATCCCGACCTAGTTTCTAAAGCCCAAGTCCAAGCTTTGACAAAGCAAAGATCTGTGAATTCATATTTTTCATCCCAAAATCTTGGTTTATCGACTAATATCTTTTTTGGATTGTAAAGTTCTTTTAATTTTTCAATTGCATTGGAATCCAGTTTGTTTGCTTCCCTTCCAGGAATAACCGAATTTGTACTTAAATTGTTTTCATCAAACCAAGTATGAATGAATACATCAACATCATTATGTTTCAATATAGATTCGTTTAGTGCATAAAAACCAGCATCAATAGATCTGGGCTGACCAGACAAACAAAGTGCTATTTTCATAATTAAAATTTTTTAATAAGAATAGGATAATCAGTGCATATGCCAAAAGGATTTTTACCCACTAATGAGAATTTTTCAATATCAATTTGATCAATCAGTGGAATAATAGTATTGTTATCAATTTTTTGAGTTAGATCATGTAACCAAATTTTACCTGTGGAAGTATAGGTAAAAGGATCACTGCTATGACAAAACGAATGATACGCCCAACACTCTTTTGCTGCTTCAAGATTTTTGCAGTGCAACCACAAATAATTTCTACGTTTATCTAACCAGTTGTGATCAACCTTATATTGTGGTTCATCATGACCCAACCACAACTCACCATCAATTGAACGAATATCAATTTCTACATGATATCCATTTCCAATCGCACAATCAATGTAACTTGGACGATTTTCTTTGTCCGGAACTGGGCCCTTTATATTCCCTCTATGAGATATAAGTATCATAATTCTTCAATTCTCAATGCTTTATCTTCAATAAACAAATCATAAAATGGTTTATCTGCTCGCAACTCATGATACTTTACACCCCAATCAGCAAGTTGTTGTCTGGTTAAATTTGTCCAATCAATTTGTTTTCTAGATCCACGAGCAGTCCAATAAACAATTGTATGACCTTCATCATAAAGTTTGTTAATCTTTTCTATATTTTCTCTAATAGGTTGTGCTTTTGTATAATCATGAGTTGTACCAAAGTCAATAGAAGTTTCTCTATGACATATGGTTTCGTCAATATCAACATAGATAACTTTCATTGATACAGATTTCTCCGATAATTTTCATTTGGGCAGGTATCAACATCAGCGACTTCTTGTTTAGTCAGAAAATTAACTCCACCCAGAAGTTTTGCTCCTACAAAGATATCAGCAGATTTTTCACACATTAAAGTTGCAGCAGCGCAGTCTTTTTTAGATGCAGATGCTGTGATTATACCATGGTTTTGAAGAAGAATCAACTTTGGGAAAAATCCTTCACGCTCAACAAAAGTAGATACATGTTTTTCAACCAATTTTAGAATTGCCTCTCCTGGAGGTGCATAAGGAACTACGCAGGACTTAGTTCCATTTCTTACAATTTGATCTGGAAACCACCTGTGCTCGGCAAAATCATAAAGAACAGGTGGTTCGGAGCATAAAATTTTAGTTGTATGTGGAGGATGAGTATGAGCAATGAAATTAACATGTGGAAAAGTCTTCATAATCCAAGCGTGAAAAGAAGTTTCAATACTTGGTTTTTTATGAAGAAGTTCTATTTGTGCTCCGTTAGTATTACATAAAGTTAGATCTTCTTCAGATAAAGTATGAAGACTTGTCCCACTTGCCTTAATTAAGAAAGTATTTTCTCCTGTTCTTACAGATACATTTCCTTCACCACATATAGTATAATCACTTATTTCTCTTGCAAGTTCTAGTATTTCCATCAGTTTTTTGTAAAGTAGTCATTTATATAGTTATAAGGGTGCCAATCAACGTTACTGAAAAATTTCTGCCAGTACTGGTATGTTTTTAAATCGTTTGGAGTACCCCAACAGATATAGTTATCTATTTCAAAGTTCTTAACTTTATATCCAAGTTTAATTGATTCGTTCAACAAGGTATCAATATAAAACTCATTATTAACTTTTTTATTTTTATTATACATCTGATAAAGAGATTTTAAATATATCTCTTTATTTCTAAAAAACATTGTCCCAACAATTGCATATTCGTTGAGTGGATCATTTCCCTTAAACTTTTTGACATTTACATTGGTAATATTTTGTTCTTTATCGACTTCTAACCAAGAGTACATATCTGGATTATAAAAACTTGCATAGTTGTCTTTATAACTCCAAACAATAATATCATTATTTAAATCTTCAATTAAAGATAAAAATTTGGCAGAATCATAAAAAACTCCATTGTCACAAGCAGAAATGAGAATAGACTCATCTTCGACACACTCTAACATTTTTTCGGTGGTACAAGCTTGTCCAGGAGGTACTTCATCAAACCAAATGACATCTCCAGTTATTGAAAAATTTTTATGTTCTTTTAGACAACCAAATAAAACTTTATCTGTTTTTGGAAGACATTTGATAGACTGATTTACCATACTATCATTATTAACTTCTATAAAAGGTTTTGGTACATCAAAACCTTCTTTAGAAAAACGACTTCCAAATCCTGCCATTGGAATTAAAGTTGTACAATTTTCTATCTTTGAATTTTTTTGCCCAAGCAATGCTTTCTCATAGTAATGAGACCACTTCAAATACATATTAAGATCTAAAGGTGTTCCCCACTGAAGCATATATGGAACTTCATAAACATTTACAAAAAAGTTATCTTTAATAAGAAGATTATAAACAAGACTTACATAATATTCTCCACTGAGATTTATATTTTGACCTATCAATTCGTCAAAATATTTTTTAATAAATTTTCCTTTTTTAAAGTAGTATGTTCCAGTAGAAGCGTATTCTGACATTTTATTGTCAGTAAAAGGTTGTTTTTCGCGTATATCTAAAACTCTATTATCTGGATCAGTCTTACAAAATGCATAATTATCTCCACCCAACATATGAGGATGAAATCCAGTATAACAAACAACAGAACCATCGCACTGAGTATCATTAACAAAGTTTTCAAAGTCCTGATAATCCCAATACATCGAAAAATCACAATAATTTATAATCACTGGTTCATCATCTTTTATTAAATCATAAACGCAAGAGATTGTATAAACAGGTCCTTTCTTATGAGAGTCAATAATTATTACATTTTTATTATCACATAATGTATCAAGAAATTTACTTACATTATGCATTTTCTCATGCACTTCATTTAGAATGAAAATAAACTCACAATCTTTAGGATAAAGGTTGATTATATGTTCTATAACTTTTTTACCATTTAGTTCTATGAGATATTTTGGAATTTGATATCCTTCATTTGAGAAGCGACTGCTCATTCCAGACATAGGAATCAAAACTTTCATAGTTTAAAAGTATCTCTAATTTCTTGAATCAATTCTTTATTATTAGAAGCAACTCCCAACCCATAAGAATTTGTAAAATTAATTTTAGGAACTTCAAGTTGAGAAAAGAAAAGACCAACACCATTTGGGTTAGAAACAGTATCATGAAAAAGAATTACACCATCTTCCTTTAAAAAAGGAGCCCAAGTATAGCAATCATTTTTACAATTTTCATAATCATGAAGTCCATCGATATGAAGAAGATCTATCTCTTTATCCCAAGTTTTTGCAACATCATCAAAATAACCTTTAATGATTTCTAAATTATCTAACTTTAATTTTTCTTTTACAGACATTACAAATTTATAATCATCATCTATTCTGGGACCATGTTTTGATACATCAAAACAATCTATTCCATAGACTTTATTTTTTTGACACATGGACATCACAAATGCAGAATAACCATAATCAACTCCAAGTTCTACAGTAACTTCTGGTTTGATTTTTTCAATTAACCACTTGCAGAATTTATAATGTCCTTTGGGGGGAAAGTTCCATCCTGATGGGATGGCACCTAAAATTTCACTTACATTATCATCTTCAAGGGACAAAACATATTCTCTCCAGTCATCTCTTTTATTTTCAATCCAAGAAAAATTTTCATCCATTTAATTGCTCCTCAATCCAGTTATAAGTTTTAGAAATCCCTTCTTCAAGAGTCATTGAATAATCCCATTTGAGTTTTTCACGAATCAAATCATTATTAGAATTACGACCACGAACTCCAAGAGGTGCGTTAAGAACATGATTTTTCTTAACTTCTTTATTAGCAACTTTAGCAGCAATATCTACAAGTTGATTGATAGTTACCATTTCTTCCGAACCAATATTAATCGGTCCAATAAATTCAGATTCTATCATTCTACGGGTTGCTTCGATGCATTCATCAATATACAAGAAGGAACGAGTTTGTAGACCGTCTCCCCACACTTCGATGGTTCCACCTTCCTTTGGAAGTTCTGCAACCTTTCTACAGATTGCCGCTGGAGATTTTTCTCTCCCACCTTTCCAGGTTCCTTCTGGTCCAAAGATATTATGATACCTAGCAACCCGAACAGGGATCCCGTAATTACGATGATAAGCGAAAAACAACCGCTCTGAGAACAACTTCTCCCAACCGTATTCAGAATCTGGTGCTGCGGGATATGCTGATTCTTCACGGCAATCTGGATTATTGGGATCTAATTGATTGTGTTCTGGATACATGCAAGCAGAACTAGAATAAAAAATTCTAGTCTTATTCACACACTTAAAATCATTAAGTCTTTTTTGCCCTTCAAGAACATTCAAATTAATTGTTACAGAATTATGCATAATATCTGCATCGTTTTCCCCAGTGAAAACAAAACCTGCGCCACCCATATCAGCAGCAAACTGATAAATTTCATCAAAAGTATCGATATATTTTGATGATACAAAATGATAAAAATTTCCTAGATATCCCTTAAATTGGAGAACTCTTTCAACGAAAGCAGAGTCTCTCAAGTCTCCTTGAATAAATTCATGGGCTTCAGTTTTAGAATATTCTGGATACTTTAAATCTACACCACGAACCCAGTATCCTTCCGAAAGAAGTCTTTTTACCATGTGGCTTCCAATAAAACCACCAGCACCAAGTACAAGTGCTGTTTTCTTATAATCACTCATAGATGAATAAATTTCTCTTAGTATATATTATATTTTATTTGCACAGTATTTGCAAACCATTTTTAAATTGGAGATCGCATGAAAATTTTAATGAATTCAATTTACTGATATTCAAAGTCATATTTTTAACTTGTATAAACTTTTGAGATTGTGGAAATGGTATGTTTAGTATTTTACTTTTACTTTCAACTATTTCCTTTGCGCTTTCTATAATTTCCCTAAAATAAAAAGTTTCACCAGAAGCTAAATTATAAATTTCATTACATATTCCTCTCTCCAAAATTGTTTTAATTGCTCTACAAATATCTTCTACAAACATATAATCTTTCAAAAACTTTCCATCATCATAAAGTTTGATATCTTGATTATTTTTAAGAAGATCAATCATATATCCTAGAACATTTTTTCCTGGTGAAATTGTTTTATCTACTCCATATACATTTCCAATTCTCAGAATTCTATACTTGATTCCAAATGTCTCACAAAAAGAAATGAGCAATTGTTCAGCACATCTTTTAGTGATTGAATAAAAACCAGTTGGATTGCAACAATCAGTTTCTTTAGCGTCTAGAATGTCATTTCCATAAACAAATCCTGAACTTATAAAATTAAAAGTTATATCTTTATCTTTACAATTTTGCAAGACATCCACAAACAAACTCAAATTAGTATCAATATCAACATGAAGATCACTAAAAACATTTTGATTTGTTGTTGTACTAATGAAATATAAGACTTCATTAGTTTCAAAATTTCTACTGTTTCTTGGAACTATAACAACCTCTTTGGAGTACATTTTACAAAATGTTCCTCCGATAAATCCAGTTCCACCAAATACTGATATTTTACTCATACATATCACACTGATTAAATGGTGTTCCTTTCATATCTTTTTCTGACATGATTGGTGTAGAAACTTGCCAATCAATATCAAGATCATTCCATAACAAAATTCTTTCGTATTCTTTATATTGGTAGTCAGTAACTTTATAAAGAACCTCTGCACTTTCCGAAATGACTTTAAATCCATGAGCAAATCCTGGTGGAACCCATAGTTGTCTAGAACCAGGAGTTAAATTTACTCCAATCCATTTACCAAAAGTAGAAGAACTTTTACGAAGATCTACAATTACATCATAAATTTCTCCAAATAAACATCTCACAAGTTTTCCTTGAGAATGTTTAATTTGATAATGAAGACCTCTTATAACGTTTTGCGTCGAGATTGAGTGACAGTCTTGTACAAACTCATAAGGTCCAATAATTTTTTGTATTTGTTGAAGATTGAAAGATTCTTGAAAAGAACCTCTATCATCTTCAAAAATATTAGTAGTAATAATATATGCGTCTTTAAGTTCAGTTTCGATTGCGTTCATACCATTCAATAGTTTTGTCTAATCCTTCTTCCAAAGTAAATCTTGGAGACCATTTAATTTCATGACGAATTTTTGTAATATCGGTTGAATATCTGCGGTCATGCCCTGGTCTATCTTTTACATATTCTATCATGTCTTCTTTCATGTTCATACGATCAAGAATCATACGAACCAAATTAATATTCTCTACTTCACACTCTCCACCGATATTATATTTTTGACCGGTTCTACCTTTCAACCAAACTTCACATAATGCTTCACAGTGATCTTGAACATACAACCAATCTCTAATTTGTTTTCCATCACCATAAACAGGAATCTTCTCACCAGAAAATAATTTATGAATAATAGTCGGAATAAACTTTTCCGAATGCTGTCTAGGTCCATAATTATTAGAACAATTTGTAATTACTGCAGGAAGACCATAAGTATTATGATATGCCATTACAAAATGATCTGATGCTGCTTTAGAAGCTGAATAGGGATTACGAGGAGAATAATTGGAGTTTTCAGTAAAATATCCCTCTTCTATAGATCCATAAATTTCATCAGTAGAGATATGAACAAACTTTTGAACCTCATACTTTAAAGAAAGATTCAAAAGATTAACAGTTCCATTTATATTTGTATGAATAAATGGTGAGCAATCTTTAATTGAATTATCTACGTGACTTTCTGCTGCTAGATGAAAAACTGTATTAAATTTATGCTTTTTAAAAATATATTCGCAGTTATGTTCATCAGCAATGTCTGTTGCATAAAACCTGACAAGATCAGGAACATTGCTCTTGTCTGCAGCATAAGTCAATTTATCAATACAAATAATCTCTTCATCAACTGTTTTAATCAAATGATGAAGTAAATTACTTCCTATAAACCCTGCTCCACCTGTAACTAAAATTGCCATAGTCAATCATTTCTAAGAGAATATTTACTTAATAATTGAGGAGAATATTGAGGAGGATCTTCAATTATTTCTTTCTGTTCTTTTTTCTCCTTTTCGAGAGAATAAACTCTACCCCTAAGCTCAGTAGAAGAGTATTGATGTCTCCTCAAATGATAATACAATTCAATATCATGATCAATACAATATTGTTTTCCTGTAAAATCAACATCTTTATATTCTTCGCTCAAAAACCGAATATGAATTGTTTGAGTTTTTATTAGATTTAATAAATCTGCTTCAGTCTCATAAACTAAAATCTCATCAACATATTTACATGCTTGAAGTTGAACATACCTTTCATAAACAGATTGTGTTGGTTTATTTTTAATACCAGGACGATCTATCGTTGGATCAACTTGAAGTGCAACTTTTAAGTAGTCGCACATTTCTTTTTCCATTTTAAGCATCGTAACATGACCAGCATGAAACAGGTCAAATGAACTACAATTAAATCCGATTTTCATATTGAAATCTATTTTATTTTATTATACTAAAAAAGAGGAGTTTATGCAACTCCTCTCAAGTAACTCAGGCTCGCCACCAATTCTTTAACTGGAAATTGGAAACCAGGCGGAGAAAGAATTCCCCATCCGCACCACTTGCTCTTGAGAGAAGCAAGAAACTCATAAGGGGTCATATTGGCTCCACCACTTAGTTTTAAGAAACTAAGAAAAGTTGGACTAACTTTGATATCTCGGTAATACCAAAGAATGCACATAAGAATAGTACATCCCAAAGTTTAAGTTTAATAGCAAAAGGTATTGTGAGTAATCCCCCAACAACTTTTATCATTAAACCGTATTTAAATTCTCCCCATAACATAGTTTGATAACCAATTATGAGGAGAATGTTTCCAATCCACCGAAGCAAATCAGATTTAGACATAAGGGGTTTTGCTCCCGACCAGTGCTGTTAAAGTCCATCCGTGACTATTTACTCATCCTTCTCTTTTTCTTTTTGTATTAATTTATTTTGTTCTTCAAGAGACAAACTCCTGAACAAATTCCAAGCAGCATTTCTTTGATATTTTGATTTTTTGGTGTGACAACAATGACATAACAGTTGAAGATTATCGTCATCTAATGTTTTTGATAATCCTTGTGCCAATGGAGAAATTCTATTTTCTTTTAGAGAAGGATTTATGTGATCTATTTCTAAATTTGAAGTAGATCCACACTCAACACACTTATTTCCAAGTGCTTCATAAATTAATTTTCTGCGATTTTCTCTTTTTTCTTTATTTTTTAATGAGTACTTTTTAGTATTTTTTCTATAAAGTTCTCTTGCTTTGGCATTAGCATCTGCTTGGTTTTTATACATAAGATATAGATTATTTTATATTATTTATCTATATCTCACTCTTCATCATCATCCTTAACGTAGCAAGGTACTCTGTCTGGGTCAAGCCAACGTGCATAGTCAATGTCTTCCATAGCAGTAGAACATTGAAGAACATTATCAAACAGATAAATGTCATTCCAGCGTTTAGTGTATTCATTTTGCTTTTGCATACGGTAATCTGGCTTACCATTGATTTCAAGAATACCAACTTCCACAAATCGATATCCTTCACGTTCCAAAAGAACTTTAGGAAGTCGTGTTGTCATGCAACTTCAACGGATTCAAGATCAGCAAGAACATATTCCATAAGCATCTCATAATCATCTAGAGGATCACCAGAGAACACTACACCTTCGTTTTCGTAATAGCGGCGAACCTTTTTGTAGAGTTTCGGATTCTTTACATCAAGGTAGAATTCGCCATTTGCTGCACCGCGAAGGGTTTGAACGTCTTTCTTGAATTTTGCTGTGAGAGTCATTGTTTTGAATGTTGACCTTAGTATTATAAGGGTTTGACTTGGAGAAGTCAAGATGGACAGAGTTGTTTCTGTCCTATGCTCCTTGCGTGGATCGAACACGCCTCAGGCGAATTATGAGTTCGCTGCATTCACCAGATTGCTAAAGGAGCAAGGTACGAGTGGGTGGATTCGAACCACCTCAAAGCCG